GCCAGGATCTTGAGCATGGCCGCGTTGTTGCCCATGCAGCCGGCCTCCAGCTTGCGCATGCCGCCCTCGCCGAGCAGCCAGTCGCAGGCGGCGCTCCAGGCCTCGGTGCCGATGCCGTGATCCCACTCCGTCTGCTCGCCGATCATGATGCCGACGTCGGCGACATTGTTCGGCGCGTCATAGATCGCAGTGAGATTGCCGATGTGCTGCCGGTTGTCGACGCGGTGGATGGCCCAGATGTGCGAGCCGTCCTTGAACAGGTTGATGTAGGCGAGCTGGCTCAACGCCGTATGCTTGCGGTGCCGCTGTTCGGAGAAGCGCACCACCTGGGGGTCATTCAGCCAGCGGACCTGATCCGGGGTCGACCGCAGAAGATGGCGCAACGAGAGGCGTTCGGTGTTGATGGTGGGGGTCATGAGGAGGCCTTGCCCAGCTGGACTCGGTGATATTCGGTGCACCAGTGGTCGGGGCTGATCGCGCCGGCAACCTTTTTGCAACCGCCTGTGTGCGTCGCCCTGGCGATGAACGCTTGGCAGTAGTAGCGGTCGTCATGGAAGACCGGGCCGCAGTGCGAGTGCAGCATGCCCTTGCTGTAATCAACCTCTTCCTTCGTCTTCTTGCTGCTCACTGTCTTCTCGCTCCATCTCTTGCTCCAACAGGTGGTTGAGCACCTTGATGTGGACGTCGAGCACCATGCGGATGACCGGAGCGAGCGGCGTGAAGTCTCCCGCCTTCACCAGCTCGTGCAGGCCGGGCGTCCCGCCTTTCTCGCGGCGGAAGTTGCCCATGGTGTCCTTCTCATAGTGAGGAATGCCTCGAAGCAGATTGGCCCGGAGCGCGATCATTTCGTCCCGCTGCATTGTCTTTCTCCCGAATGTCGTGCTCGATCAGCAACATGACGTAGTTCGCAAGCGACCGACGGTCGTCGCGCGCCAAGGTCTCGACGCGATCTCTCGTCGAGGACTCGATCGTGATCCGCAGGTGCAAATGTGTCGTCGACATTGAACGATATTGCACCTCTCCGGCGTCGTCGTCCATAAGATTTGAGCACCCGGTCGACTTATGTGATGATGGGCCATGCAAAAGGGCCTGCTTGCGATCAGGTTGATCAAGGAGCTGAAGCTGGCGCGCGATGCCGAGCGCCTCGAAGGCAGCTTCTATGAGTTCTGCAAGGACGCTTGGCCCCAGGTCGACCCTTCCGAATTCGTCGACAACTGGCACCTGGAGGACATCTGCAATCATTTGGAAGCGGTCGCGTTCGGCCACATCCCTCGGCTGCTGATCAACGAGCCGCCACGCACCGGCAAGACCTTCATTGTCAGTGTCTGCTTCTGCGCTTGGGTCTGGGCGCAGCGCGACAAGGGCCCGCTGCGCGGCCCTCAGGTCTCGTTCTTCTATGCGTCCTATGCGGAAAAGCTGTCCCTGGAGCACTCGCTCAAGTGCCGGCGCCTGATCGAGAGCCGCTGGTATCAGGAGCGCTGGGGCAACCGCTACAAGCTGGTGCGGGACACGCAGGGCCACTTCGAGAACGACAAGGGCGGCTACAGGATGTGCTCCTCGGTCGACGCCAAGGCCACCGGCTTCGGCGCCGACGTCCTGATCGCCGATGACCCTCACCTCGTCCAGGAGGCCGAGAGCCCCGACATCCGCGAGGGCACCGTGCGGTGGTGGTCGGAGACCATGCCGTCGCGCATGAACAACCGCAAGACCGGCGCCATGATCGTCGTCATGCAGCGCGTCCACGAGGGCGACCTGTCCGGCCACATCATCGCGAACAAGATGGGCTATACCTGGATCTGCGTCCCCATGAGCTACGTGCCCTGCAAGCACGTCAACGCCTGGGTCGGCGAGCAGATCAAAACCTTCATCGGCGACGAGATCGACGACATCGACGAGGACGACATCTTCTGGACCGATCCCAGGACAGAAGAGGGCGAGCTGCTCTGGCCGGACCGCTTCCCGGCCAGCGAGGTCTACAAGCTGGAGAAGGAGCTGGGGCCTTACGCCTACGCCGGCCAATATCAGCAGACACCCGCGCCGCGTGGCGGCGGCATCATCCGCGAGGAGTGGTGGCAGACGTTCGACAAGGATGCGGCGAAAGAGTTTTCGACCGAGGAGATCGAGTTCAAGGCGGATGGCACGCCGAAGAAGTTCCCGCCCATGGAGTTCATCGTGGCGGCGCTCGACACCGCCTACACCGAGAAGGAAGAGAACGATCCGAGCGCGCTGTCGATCTGGGGCATCTTCCGGGACCGCAAGGGGTTTCCGAAGGTCATGCTGATGTTCTGCTGGGCCGAGCGCTACAAGATCCACGATCTGGTCTCGCGCGTCGCCGCTGACTGCACCACGTTCCAGGTCGACCGGCTCCTGATCGAGGACAAGGCCGCCGGCCACACCGTCAGCCAGGAGCTGGCGCGCCTGTTCGGGGCGCACAACTTCGGTATCGATCTGGTCAACCCTCGGACCGGCTTCATCAAGAGCCACGACAAGGTCACCCGCCTCCAAGCGGTGGTGCACCTGTTCGCCGAGGGCCTGATCTACGCGCCGGACGTCGAGTGGGCCGACGACATGATCCGGCAGTGCGCCACGGTGCCGCGCGCCATCCACGACGACCTCGCCGACACCTGCACCATGGCCCTGCTGTGGCTGAGGCGCTCCGGCTGGGCCCTCAAGAAGGAAGAACGCACTTACCAGCTCCAGGACGAGACCCTCTATAAGCCGCGTTCCGGGTCATTGTATCCGGTTTAGCGCCATGATATGACCGCCCGGTCAATCCTTTGGAGCCACCATGGCCAGCCGGCGGACGCAAAGGGTGCTCCGCCTCGTCGATCCCGAAGAGCAGAACCCGTTTGGTCCTGCCGAGTTCAACCTCGACGAAGGTCCGAGCATCATCCCCGTCATGGACGGGGTCATCGCGATCGAGCATGCCGATGGCGGCGTCAGCTTTGACGTAAGCGACGGCCAGCCCGAGGGCGACGCTGGCGACCCGGATGACTTCTACCGCAATCTTGCTGACGCGATGGACGGCGGCGAGCTGGGGCACATCGCCAACGATCTCCTGACCGGCATCGCGTCCGACATCGACAGCCGCAAGGAATGGATGGAGACGCGCGCCGCCGGCATCCGCCTGCTCGGCCTCAAGATGGAGGAGCCGCGCGGCGACACCGGCACCTCGTCGGCGCCCCTGGAGGGCATGGCGACCATCCACCACCCGCTCCTGCTCGAAGCCACGATCCGCTTCCAGGCGACCGCACGCGGCGAGCTGCTGCCGGCGGCAGGGCCGGTCAAGGTCCGCAATGATCTGCCGATGCGGCCGGACGTGACGCCGCCAACGCCGCCCGCGCCGATGGCGCCCGGTATGCCGCCGCCGCAGCCGCCGCTCGCCGAGCAGCAGCTGATGGACGAGCTGGGCAACGCGCTTGAAAAGGATATGAACCACTTCCTGACGGTGACCGCGACCGAGTACGTGCCTGACACGGACCGGATGCTGTTCTACGTCGGGTTTGGCGGCGATGGCTTCAAGAAGGTCTACAACCACCCCTTGAAGAAGCGCCCAGTGTCTGAGTCGGTCGACGCCGAGGACATCATCGTGTCCAACGCGGCGACCGACATCAAGAGCTGCGGCCGGTTCACGCACCGCATCAAGATGCGCCCCTCGATGCTGAAGCGGCTGCAAATCGCCGGCTATTATCGCGAGGTCGATCTCGGCCAGCCGAACCCGGCGATGGAGGTCAACGCGGTCGAGCGCGAGAAATCGGAGATCGCGGGTCAGCGGCTGAAGCCGCAGCAGCCCAAGGACGCGGACTACGAGGTCTATGAGTGCTACTGCGAGCTGGACCTCGACCAGTTTGCGCCCAAGCAGTTCAAGGGCAAGTCGCTCGCCCTGCCCTACGTGGTCACGCTTGAGAAGAACTCCCGGCAGGTGCTGGCCGTGCGCCGCAACTGGGCCGAGGATGACGAGCAGGCGCTCGCCAAGCAGTTCTTCGTGCAATTCCCCTTCATCCGGGGGCTCGGCTTCTATGGCCTCGGGCTGATCCACATTCTGGGGAATGTGACGCTGACGCTGACCGCGATCTGGCGCGAGATGCTCGACGCCGGCATGTTCGCCAACTTCCCCGGCTTCCTGTTTGCCAAGGGCGCCGGCCGGCAGAACATCAACCAGATCCGCGTCCCGCCCGGCGGCGGCTTCCCGGTCGACGTCCCGCCAGGGATGACGATCCAGCAGGCCTTCATGGCCATCCCCTACAAGGAGCCGGGTCCTGCGTTCACCGCGTTCGCCGCACACGTCGAGGAGGTCGGCCAGCGGCTCGGCATGACCGCCGACATGCAGGTCGGCGAAGGCAAGCAGGACGTCCCGGTCGGCACGACCATGGCGCTGATCGAGCAGGCCAGCAAGGTCATCGACAGCGTGCACAAGCGCATGCATGCGGCGCAGGCCGAGGAGTTCGGCCTCCTCAAGGAGCGTTTCAAGGAAGATCCGGAGTCGTTCTGGCGCCACAACAAGAAGCCGGCACGACAGTGGCACGTCGAGGAATTCGTCCAGGCGCTGAACGAGCGCGAGCTGGTGCCGGTCGCTGACCCGAACAACCCGACCAGCCTGCACCGCATCGCCAAGGCGACCATCATCGACGCCCTGGTGTCGAAATATCCGCAGGACATGGATCACCGCGCCAGCCTGAAGCGGATCTTGCGCACCGCCGACATCGATGCCGAGGGCCTGCTGCAACAGCAGACCGCGCCGCCGCCGCCCGACCCGCGCATGATGGCGATCCAGTCCAAGGCGCAGGCCGAGCAGATGAAGGCGCAGATCGATCAGGCGCGCGTGCAGATCGAGGCCGCGAAGGCGCAGGCGCAGTTCCAGGATCAGCAGCAGGAGCGCGCCTTCAAGGAGAAGATGCAGCAGACCGAGATTTACCTGCAGCAGCTGCGCGTCCAGGCCGAGATGATCATCCACGCCCACGACCTGCAGCGCGTCAAGCAGGAGTCGGAGCACGGCATGGCGCTGAAGCAGGCCGAGACCATCCACGGTCTCGCCGCCGATCAGGCCAATCATCAGGCCGAGCTGGCGCGTGGCGGTCAGGTCCACGCGCAGGAGCTGGCGGTGGAGCACCACAAGCATGCGATGGACCTCGCGCGGCAGCGTGAGCAGCATGCCCAGGAGCTGCAGCTGGAGCGCGAGAAGCATCAGGCAAATCTGGAGAACCAGCGCCAGATTGCGCTGGCGAAGGCGCAGGTGATCGGGCCGACCGAGGGCGAGCGGTCGGAGCGCGAGAGCGAGAAGCACGATCAGCAGATGCGGATCGACAAGGAAAAGCACGAGATGGCCAAGAAGGTGACCGAGGCCAAGATCAAGCAGATGAACAAGCCTCAGCCCAAGCCGAGCGGAGAGAAGAAATGACCTCGTCGCATCCTCATCATGCCGCCGCGAAGGAGTCACGAGGCGACAAACTTAGCCGCTTGACCGGCCAGCGCGGCGAGTATCCGCCGGATAAGGCCGCGCGCATCTGCGGCACGCCGAAGAGCGCGAGCGCCCAGGGCGACGCGGCAAAGACACCGAAGGAAAATTTCATCGCCGCGCCAGCGCGGCAGGTCGGCGACCAGGGCAGCGTGAAGGGAGCCTAACATGCACAGCCATCACCATCACCGCGAGCATCAGGTTTCGCACCGCCGCGTCCATCACATCCTGAAGGATCACCCCGAGGGCGCGACGCACCACGCCAAGCACGGCGGCGCCTTCAGCAAGGTGACGAGCAAGACGGCGGCCGAACATCACGCCAAGCATGTCCACGGCGGCAAGGCGCACAAGCGCCATGCGCGCGGCGGCAACGTCAAGCATGATGACGTCGCCGAGGACAAGAAGCTGTTTCACAAGATGATGGTCGAGCACGAGCAGCGCGAGGCCAAGATGGAGAAGAAGGCCGCCGGCAAGTATGCACGCGGCGGCCGGACCAAGGGCAAGGGACACAAGGGCCAGCAGACCAACATCTCGATCCTGCTGCCCCACAAGAGTTCACCGCCGGCAGGGGGTCCTCCCATGATGCCGCCCGGCGCTGGTGGTGGACCGGGAGGGCCGCCGGCTCCGCTTCCCGGCGGCCCTCCTGGGCTGCCTCCTGGCCTGCCGCCGGGCGGTCCGCCGCCGATGATGCGCGCGCGTGGTGGCCGCACCATCGACGGCGAGAGCACTCCCGGCAACATCAAGGCCTGGAGCAAGCGCGCGAGTGACAACAGCTACTTCCGGGGCGGCGCTGCATCCGGCGTCGGCCGCGAAGAGAAGGCCGAGCACATGAAGCGCAGGCATCGCGGCAAATGATCACGAGCCAGCACTCCCGCCGGCTCGCGCAGCTCGTCGCTGAACGGCGAAAGCAGCTGCTCGAAGGGTTTGTGCTGGCTCAGCCGCATGACGTCTATCTGGTCGCGGCCGGCAAAGTTCAGGGCCTCGACGAGGCGATGCAGCTGTCAGAGCAGGTTGACCGTGAATTGAGTGGAGAAAATTGAATGTCGATCCATAGCGCACCGAAGATCCTGGAGATTTCCCAGGGCGCTGATCCCAAGCAGGCGATCATCGATGCTGTCGGCGACCTGTCCGGCATCGACGTGCTGTCCGACCTCGTCCTGGTCGGCACCTACATCCGCCCCGAGAAGACGGCCGGCGGCATCATTCGTCCGAAGGAAAACATTGAAGAGGACGAGCACCAGGGCAAGGTCGGTCTGGTCCTGAAGAAGGGCCCGATCGCCTATGGCGACTGGGAGAGCGACGAGGAGCTGGGCAAGAACGCCGCGCTTCACACCTGGGTCGTCTATCAGGCCGCCAACACCTGGAAGTTTCAACTCAATGGCGTGCCGTGCAGCGTCGTCCCTTACGAGCGTCTGCGCCTGCGCGTCGATGACCCGAGGAAGGTGTTCTGATGGCTACCCGACCCCGAATGCAGCGCGCCCGCAGGCCGCAGCCTGAAGTGGAGCAGATCCTCTCCGAAGCCGAGCCGGTGCCGGAGGGCGATATCGAGATCACGCTGGAGGATGACGACGTCGGCGAGGCCGAGGTCAGCATCACCGAGCCGCCGATCGCGCGTGAGCCGGAGCGCCGGCCCGTGCCGCAGGAAGACGACGCCGTTGCGCGGGCTGTGGAGGCCCAGCGTCGCGCCGAGCAGCTCCAGGCTGATGCGATCAGGCAGCGCGACGAGGCTATCAGGCGGGCCCAGGAACGCGAAACAGAGCTGGCTCGCGAGCGGACCGACCGCGAGGACGCCGAGTACAACTCCGTGCTGACCGCGATTGCGGCCGAGCAGAGCGCCATGGAAAAGGCCGAGGCCGACTACGCCGCCGCCGCCTCGATGGGTGATTGGGCCGCAGCAGCGAAGGCGCAGCGTGCCATGTCCATTGCCGGCAGCCGGCTCGACCGCCTGGAGGACGGCAAGCGCTCGTTCGACAGCAGGCGCGAGAGCAAGACAGCCGAGCCGCCGCGCCAGACCGCGCAGGGCGACCCGATCGAGGCCCAGATCCAGGCCATGCAGATGCCTGAGGAGGGCAAGGCGTGGCTGCGCAGTCACCGTGACTATCTGACCGACCAGCGCAAGAACGCCAAGCTGCAGGCCGCCCATTTCGAGGCGCTCGACGCCGCGCCGATCGGCACCCCCAAGTACATCGAGGCGCTTGAGGGAGCGCTCGGCCTGCGCCAGGAGCGCGAGCCCGAGCCGGCGCCGCAACCCCAGAAGAGGAGCATCCCCATGACGGCCCCCGTGTCCCGCGAAGTGCCAACCGCCGCATCGGGCACGCGAAAGCAGGCGACCATGCGGCTGACCGAGGAGGAGCGGAAGATCGCGCGCGACTCCATTCCTGATCGGCCGGACCTGCCCAAGCTGACTAACGCGCAGAAGGAATATCTCTACGCGAAGAACAAGCAGAAGTACCACCGCATGGTCGCGGACGGCACCTATGACCAGCAGAGGCAGCGATGAGCGACGAAACCGTAACTGAAACCACCGTCCCGGTGCGGCGTGCTCCGCCCCGCCGCAAGCAGCAGCGCTCGCAGCGCGTCGTGAGCAAGGACAGCATCAAGGCTGCCGCCGATCGCGCCGAGCGCCCCTCTTCGATGATCGCGAAGATGAAGGCGCGCCCGAACTGGGAAAGCGAAGACTTCGTCGGCGTCGGCATGGATGGCGTCGACCGGCTGAAAATCTCGGACGAGGTCGTCCTCGGCCTCGCCCGCGACAACGTCGCGCTGCAGTGGATCACCCGCTCCGTTCGCGGCCAGGATACGCCGCAGGAGGTATCGAAGATGGAAAAGGGCGGCTGGACGCCGGTCCACCAGTCCGACTTCGACGGCATCCTCGACGGTCTGTTCATGCCGAAAGGCCAGAACGATACTCCGATCGTTGTCGACGACTGCATGCTGGTCGCCCGGCCGCTGTCCCTGCACAGCAAGGCCGAGCGCGCTATGAGGCGCGAGGCCAACCAGCCGCTGCAGATCGCCGAGGAGCAGATCGGTCACGGCATCCCTGGTGTGACCGGCTCGACCGGCCCCGGTGTCCGCAACACGATCAAGAAGACATTGGAGCGGGTCGAGATCCCGGACTGATTTGTCGTCCTCCCGCGACTTCGCGCCCGGCAGACCATCGCCGGGCGCTTTTTTATTTGCGGCCCCTTAAACTTTGAGCTATTGGTCAATTATTGGCCGGCGCCCGACCAATGGTCTAAACCTCCGCGTGCCGTGGAGGCCCAAACGAAGTGATCGCATCCCGCGCATTGTGCGCGACGCGAGCCCTTTTGGAGCCTCCTCATGACCAACACGCTCGGTAACCCCACGATGGGATTTCAGACGTTCCAGCGCTTGGACGGCGGCTCGCCGACCGCTGGCATGACGCCTGTCTGGATCGCCTCGACCGATACTGGCCTGATCTTCCGTGGCGATCCCGTGATGACGTCGAGCGGCGGCGGTACCAACAATTCCGGCGCCTACATCACGTCGCTGAACACCGTTTCCTCAATCACTGCGTCGACCGCCGCATGGCTGTGCCGTGGCGTCTTCCAGGGTTGTTATCAGTACCAGCCGGCGGCTGGCCGCATCGTCTGGAGCAACTTCTACAACGGCACGGTGACCGGCTCGACCGGCGACATCAAGGCCTACATCGTCGATGATCCCCAGGAGCTGTTCCTGGTGCAGGGCTCGACCAAGGCCACGATCCTGTCGTCCTACGTCGGCCTCAACATCGGCATGACCGTCGCGACCAGCTCGCTCGGCAACACCACGACCGGCTACTCCAACGTCACCATCGAAAGTTGCTCCGCGACCGCGACCGCGCTGCAGTTCCGCATCGTTGGTTTCTATTCCGATTGGGCCCTGCCGACAGGCGTCACCGGCCCTGCGGGTGCGGGCACCACGCCCTGGATCAACGGTACCGACAACACCAGCGTCGCCAACATGCTCGTGGTGCGCCTCAACCTCTGTGACCGTCTGACTACGACGGCGCGTAGCTCGTAAGGGAGGGAACGTAAATGCCCGTCGCACTCTCCCAGATCAAAGACCTCCTGCTTCCCGGATTGTGGGGCATCGATGGTCTGTATCCGATGATCGAGCGGCAGTGGCCGCAGATTTTCCGCGAGGTCGGCTCCAACATGGCGTCTGAGCGCCGGGCCGCCATGCGCTATCTCGGCTACGCGCAGCTGAAGAATGAAGGCGCTCCGACCGCAACTGATAACAACTCCGGTCAGCGCTACATCTATAACGCGACTCACTTCGAGATCGGGTTGATGTACTCCATCACGAGGCCCGCGATCGACGATAATCTCTACCGCGCCGAGTTCGGTCCTAACAACGATGGCCTGATGGAGGCCTTCAAGGAGACCGAGGAGGTCTACGCGGCGAACATCCTCAACAACGCCACCACCTTCAATCCGCAGGTGCAGGGCGACACCGTTTCGCTGATCAACACCGCGCATCCGATCGACGGCGCGACGATTGCGAACCAGCCGTCACCCGACGTGTCGCTGAACGAGACCTCGCTGCTCAACGCGGGCATCACTATCCGCTCGACCTGGAAGACCAACGCCGGCCTGAAGCAGCACGCACGCGGTCAGAAGCTGATCGTGCCGCCGAGCCTGGAGCCGATTGCGGCGCGGCTCTTCCGCAGCGAGTTGCGCGTCGGCACCGGCAACAACGACATCAACGCGGTCAAGGAGATGGAGCAGTCCTTCAAGGAGGGCTATTTCGTCTACGACTACCTGACTTCGTCGTTCGCGTGGTTCGTGCTGACCAACATCCCCGGCCTCGTGTTCTTCATGCGCAAGCCGTTCGAGAGCGACATGAGCGTCGAGTTCTCGACCGATAACCTGCTCGTCAAGGGCTACCAGCGCTATGTGCCGTCCTACTACGATTGGCGGCATATCTGGGGCACCTTCCCGACGTCGTAAGGAGGGCTCCTGATGGGTATCACTGCATTCTCCGGCCCGATCGTCCAGTACGGCACGGTGCAGACCTCGTCTGCCGGCACGGGGCTGCTCGGCCAGGATATGGAGCACAACGACCAGCGCGGCCCGATGGTCACCGACCTCGGCGATGCGCTGCTCGATCCGCGCGTGGCCTACGCCTATCAGCCGGGTGCGGGTGTCACGGCGAAATTTCGCGGCTTGTTCAACAACAGCGGCGTGGTCGACTATGTGCCGACTACCGCCTCGACGGTTGCGCTGGTGCAGAATACGGCATCGAGCGGCGTTTCCACGTTCACGCTTGTCGCCGCATCTTCGGCTCTCGGCACCTATACGACCACGATCATCGCGCCTGAGACCGGCAAGGTCAGCGAAACCCTGCTCGCGATCGACTCGACGGCGGCCTATCTGACGTTCGGGTCTGCTGGCACCGTGACGGTCTGGAACCCGGCTGCTGGCACCGGCCGCTGCATCACCATCACGCCTTCGAGCAATCTCGACGGCGGCACCTACTCGGTTGCGGGCCGCGATATGTACGGCTTCAAGATGACCGAGACTGTTACTGCGGGCTCGACCAACCTGACGACCCAGAAGGCGTTCAAGTACATCTCGTCGATCACGAACACGACCACCCCGACCTCGACCGGCATCCAGATTGGCATCGGCAACACCTATGGCATGCCGTTGTTTGTTTCCTATTACGGCCTGAACTGCCAGATCGCGGCGAACACGTCCGCCGCTGTCTCGGTTCTTACCGTGCCATCGACCAGCACGACCTTCATCGGCAGCACGGTTGCAACGCAGACCTCGACTACGCCCGATGTGCGCGGCACCTGGATCTCGTCGGTGGCGGCCAACAATGTCGTCCGCATCCAGATCATGCAGTATCCGACGGCGCAGGCGATGGCATCGGTGACTTCGACCAATGTTGCGCCGCTGTTCGGCGGCACGCAGTTCTCGTCTTACTAATCGTGAAGGAGGCAGCCAATGGCCAGCCATACCCACATGCACCACAAGCACAAGCACAAGAAGCACGGCGGCGGCGTCAAGGAGACGCACCCGGAGCACGAGCGCGAGATCGAGCACGAGGCTGGCCTCAAGCACGGCGGAGCCGCCCACAAGCATGGCGGCAAGGTGCACGGTCACAAGGGACATCATCGCATCCACAAGAAGCGCGGCGGCGGCGTCGGAGCCGACAAGCACCCTTTCAGCAGCGCGTACACCTCGGCGAGCGAAGCGAAGAAGTAGACGCCCGCGCTTCGGGTGGCGGTACGCACAACTGGATCAAGGGCGCCATCAAACACCCTGGAGCGCTTCACCGAGCGCTCCACGTTCCCGAAGGGGAAAAGATCCCGGCCAAGAAGCTGGCGAAGGCGGCGCACTCCGACAATCCGACGATGCGTCGGCGCGCGGCGCTCGCCAAGACCCTCAAGGGGATGCATCGTTAAATGCAGCCGATCTACGTCAGCAAATCGCTGGTCACCGCCTCCACCAACATCGTCGGCAG